AAAACGGATTCTATGGTCAATGTGATCAATCGATCATGTGCTTTTGACGGGTGTTCTCTTAGGCCTAGTTTTGCTACTTTGGGTAGCAAACCATTGTATTGTGGAACTCACAAATTGCCAGACATGGTAAATACGATGACCAAGTTTTGCGAAGGTTCAAATTGTCTTCTTACGCCCGTATACAATGAAGCGCATTTGAAGGTTGGACGTTTCTGCGCTACGCATAAGATGGACGGCATGGTCAATGTGGTCAATAAAAAATGTGAACATAGTAGTTGTTCTAGCTTGCCCGCTTTCTGTTTACCTACAGACACGAGACCTCGATTTTGTCATGCTCATAAATTAGAGACCATGATTGATAAAAAACATAAAAAATGTGCAGAGGATGGATGTTCGTTGATACCCAGTTATGCAGTTTCGAGTAGCAAGACGCCTCTTTATTGTAAAGCACATGCTAAAGAAGACATGGTGAATGTGAAACATAAAAAATGTGAAGAGTCTGGATGTATGACCCATCCTTCTTATAATTACGCAAATGAAAATAAACCGCGATATTGTAAACAACATAAATTAGAGGTAATGATCGACGTTGTTCATCAAAGATGTATGGTTGATGATTGTTTTATTCGACCAATTTATAATTCAATAAACGAAAATAGACCTCTTTATTGCCTATATCATAAGACTTCTGATATGATTGATGTTGCAAGTAAAAAATGCAAATCTGAATGGTGTATCAATCGCAACTATTCTACCAAATATGACGAATATTGTATATATTGTTTTGTTCATTTGTTTCCAGATAAACCTGCATCAAAAAATTACAAAACAAAAGAAAAAGGGGTAGTTGAATATGTAACTACCATGTTTCCAAATGTTACGTGGGTCGCCGATAAACGAGTTATGGACGGTTGTTCAAAGCGTAGACCTGATCTGTTTGTTGACCTGGGATATCAAATTATTGTAATAGAAGTGGATGAGAATCAACATACTCAATATGATAGCACTTGTGAGAACAAACGCATTATGGAATTGTCTCAAGACGTTGGACATAGACCCATCATTTTTATTCGATTCAATCCAGACCAATACATGAGAAGCGGTGTCAAGATAAAATCTTGTTGGTCTATGAATAGTCAGGGTATTTCAGTTGTCAATAAAAATGATAACAGGGAATGGAAAACTAGATTACAAAGTTTAGTTACACAATTGCAGTATTGGATTGATAATAAAACGGAAAAGATAATCGAAATTGTCCAATTATATTATGATGAATAATAGAATATTGCGGCCTCCTTTTCTTTAGGATAAAAAATATGGTTATTTTCGCGTAAAATTCGAACAAAATAGTTGCCTTCAGTCTTGGTGACAAATTTGGAGGCCCATCTATTTAGGCATTCATCGCAAAAAAATTAATTAACTATTAATTTAATTAATTTCAAAATTATTTTCTCAGCCTAATGTATAACAAAGTTATAATTCCAGATAATGGCAGGAGGACTTATGCAACTTGTCGCTTACGGTGCTCAGGACGTCTTTCTCACGGGTACGCCCGAAATCACTTTCTGGAAGGTGTCCTACAGACGCCATACCAATTTTGCAATGGAGTCCATTGAGCAAACTTTCTCTGGACAGGCTGACTTTGGTCGCCGCGTGACCTGCACCATCTCGCGTAACGGCGATTTGTGCTACCGCACCTACCTTCAGGTGACTCTTCCCGAGATCAACCAGTCCATGGCCACCTCCGGAACTACCGGTGTGTATGCCCGTTGGCTCAACTACATCGGTGAGCAGCTCATCGCTCAGATTGAGGTGGAGATTGGAGGTCAGCGCATTGATCGCCAATATGGTGACTGGATGCACATCTGGAACCAATTGACCATGCCCAAGGAGCAACAGGCCAACTACTGGAAGATGATTGGTAACACCACCCAACTTACCTACATCACCGACCCTGCCTTTGCCTCTGTCTCTGGACCTTGCGCAAGTGCCAGCGGCCCCAGCCAGGTGTGTGCTCCCCGCAACGCCCTCCCCGAGACCACCCTCTACATCCCCTTGATGTTCTGGTTTTGCCGCAACCCCGGACTTGCCTTGCCTCTCATCGCTCTCCAGTACCACGAGGTCAAGATCAACATTGATTTCCGCCCCATTGGTGAGTGCTTGTGGGCCGTCAAGTCTATGACTGCATCGAGTGGAACCCAGTCTGTGAGCCAGGCCTACCAACAGTCGCTTGTGGCTGCCTCGCTCTACGTCGACTACATCTTCTTGGACACGGATGAGCGCCGCAAGATGGCACAGAACCCCCATGAGTATTTGATCGAGCAGCTCCAGTTCACTGGTGATGAGTCGGTCGGATCTTCGTCCAACAAGATCAAGTTGAACTTCAACCACCCTTGCAAGGAGCTCATCTGGGTCGTCCAGCCTGATGCCAACGTGGACTATTGCTCGTCCCTCGATGCCGGCGGTATCCTTTACAAGACTCTTGGTGCCCAGCCTTTCAACTACACCGATGCCATCGATGCCTTGCCTTCCGCTGTTCACGCCTTCGGTGGACCTGCCGAGACACAAGGTCCCAACGGATTCATCAGCTCGACTGGTCTTTTCCAGATGCCCGGAGCTGGTGATGTGCCCATGACGGCCGCCTCTGCTTCCAACGCTAATTGGGGAGGTGCATCGGGAGCCGACTTTACTGCATTTGACAACCAGACCGGAGGAAACCCTAATGGATCATACGTGTCCGATGCCGGCACCTTCGTGTTGGCCGAGACCGCTTTGGACATGCACTGCTGGGGTGAGAACCCCGTGGTCACTGCCAAGTTGCAGTTGAACGGTCAGGATCGTTTCTCTGAGCGTGAGGGAAGCTACTTCGACGTTGTCCAGAACTTCCAGCACCACACCCGCTCGGCTGACACCGGCATCAATGTGTATTCTTTTGCATTGAGGCCCGAGGAACATCAGCCAAGCGGTTCTTGCAACTTCTCGCGAATTGACAACGCTGTTCTGCAGCTAGTTCTTTCCGCCGGAACTGTTGCTGGCACTGCAACGGCCAAAGTTCGCGTGTATGCCGTCAATTACAACGTGCTTCGCGTAATGAGCGGCATGGCTGGTGTAGCATACTCAAATTAGGTAAGTCACAGAATTTTGTGACCAACAAATAAAAATTATATAATTATAAAAAAATAATAATTATATAAAAAAAGTGATATTTATAAATTATATTTGGGGTTTTTACACTTTTGTGCATTGAAAATGCACATGGTAACGTTGCCTTTTCACTCATTTCACGCCCACTTGTGGGCGTTTTGAATGAGAAAAGGTGTAATATAATTTGGTAATTAAAATATAACTTCTATTGTTTCGATTCAATGTGTTATCGTTCACATAAGTATCGATGCAGTGTATCTAATAATTGAAATTATTATTTATTAACATCTATTATGCAGTCAAGATTTTGCTTTCCCGCACGGGAAAGCAAAAATCGATACATATTGCGGATTATAAATTAACTTTTATTGTAATAGACACGATTACTATTACAAAACGATCTTATACATTATTACACCGACCAAAAAGAAAAATGAGACAAAACTATAATAAAAACATCTTACTTAATTTTATATAATGAGGATTAAATTAAGTGAAAAATAATGTTATGTTAAACATATTTGTGACAGTAAAGAGAATTTTATGAAAGTCTTATATGATAAGTTAGAGTTAACATGCGATAACTATTTGGGAACTTCTGAGGTTATTGATTATGATTTTTAACGTATAATCTTATACGCTATCTGTTTTGCTTGTCACAATAAAAAAAAATATAACATATTATATGCTGTAGAATATGATATCTAACTCAAATATACATCTGATCACAGTTTCATTTTTTGTGTATTTAGTAGTCAATTTATTTGAAAACTTAATTCATTATAATATTGGTAGGTTTAGCAACAAAGATATCAAATTTGAAGTCCCGACAGACAAAGATTGGTTCAAAATTATTATTGTTATGTGCGTTTTTGCAGTATTACAAGGAGTCTTAACCTTTTGGTTTCAACAGAAGAATACATAATAATAATTATAATAATTACAATTTCGGATCGTCTTCTGACTTTTGCGAAATGTCAACAATTCGTTTTGTAATATCACATTTGTTTGGTGCCACGGTATATTTATAACACTTTTCGCCGTGTTTGTATACCTTGTCTTGAAATTCGCTAATGACAGGACCGTGAAAGTCGATGCAATCTTTTT